CTAATGGTAGCGTGATTGAATTTTTTAGTGCTGATAATGATGCAAAGTTAAGAGGTGCTAGACGTGATTACCTCTATATGAATGAGTGTAACAACATGACTTTTCATGCTTACACAGAATTAGCATCAAGAACAAAGAAAGGTGTTTATTTAGATTGGAATCCAGTTAACGAGTTTTGGTTTCATTCAGAATTACAAGGTGATGATGATGTTGACTTTTTAATAGTTAATTATTTAGATAATGAAGCATGTCCTGAAAGTGCTTTAAACTTTATTTTAAAAGCAAAAGAAAAAGCAAAGACATCTAACTATTGGGATAACTGGTATCGTGTTTATGGATTAGGTGAGATAGGTAATTTAGAGGGTGTAATATTTAACAACTGGAAAACTATTGATTCAATACCAAGTGAAGCAAAATTATTAGGTATAGGATTAGATTTTGGTTATACTAACGACCCTACTGCAATAGTTGAGGTGTATTCATACAACAATCAAAGAATACTTAATGAGATATGTTATAAAACAGGTATGCTCAATTCTGATATAGCAAAAGTATTACCTAACAATATAATTATTTATGCTGATAGTTCAGAGCCTAAATCAATAGATGAAATTAGAAGATATGGTAAAATGATTAAAGGAGTAACAAAAGGAAAAGACTCAATTAATTATGGTATTGATATTATGCAACAGCAAGAGTATTTAGTAACTTCTAATTCAACAAATCTAATTAAAGAGTTTAGAACTTATACATGGGATAAGGATAAACAAGGAAACAAATTAAATAGACCTATCGATTCTAACAACCATATTTGCGATGCTGTAAGATATCACGAAATGGAAACAATAGGAATAAATAGAAACTTTGGTAAGTATAACATTTATTAAAAAATTAGTTAATATATATGAAGTTTAAATTAACAGTACCGACAGACATTAGCGAAATAAAGTTAAAGGATTATCAACGCTTTATGCGAACTGTTGATGGTAGCAATGATGTTGAGTTTGTCAATCAAAAAATGGTAGAATGTTTTTGTGGTATAGACTTAAAAGATGTTGCAAAAATTAGTTTATCAGATTTAGATAACCTGGTAGAACACTTTAATAAGTTATTTGAAAGTAAAGGAACGTTTAAAAATAGATTTAGATTAAACGGTATTGATTATGGATTCATCCCTAACCTAGATAAGATAAGCAATGGTGAGTACATGGATATAGATTCTAATATAACAGATGTACAAAACTATCATATTGTATTAGGTGTAATGTATAGACCAATTACAGACACGTTTAAGGACAAGTATAAGATAGAAGAATACGAACCAAATGATGAAAGGTTTGAATTAATGAAAGAACTACCATTAGACATAGCATTATCAGCGGTTGTTTTTTTTTATCATTTAGGAAACGAGTTATTGAGAGTTTTGCCGTATTTTTTGGAGGAGGAGATGTACAAAATGAATATTCAGAACAATACCAATTTGGACAAAAGTGGGGATGGTATCAAGCACTCTATCAACTTGCTCAAGGAGATGTTACCAGGATTGATTCAGTCAGTAGAGAAGAACTTTTTAAAAGTTTAACATTACTAACTTATGAAAGTGAAAAGAATAAAATAGAAATAAAAGCAGCACAAAAGAAATGGTAGGATACTACGACTTAACGACAAAGATAAAAGATGCATTATTAGCAGAGCCTTTTTGTAATACGGTTACAAAAGGAAGTATTGATAGAATAATGAACGCAAAGAAAGATGCTTACCCGTTATCTCATGTAATGGTTAATAGTTGCACTCCAAATGGTGCATCACTAACTTACAACGTTTCTATTATCTCAATGGATATAGTAGATGTTTCTAAAGATGAAGTAACTGATATATTCGTAGGTAACGACAATGAAGATGATGTATTAAATGACATCTTATCAATGTTAGTTAGGATAGTTGAATTAATGAGAAGAGGTGGATTGTTTTCAGATTTGTATCAACTAGAAACTGCATCACTAGAGCCTTTTATGGATAGATTTGAAGATAATGTAGCAGGTTGGACATTAACTGTAGATATTAACGTACCTAACGGTGTAACTGTATGCTAGATAAGAAAGAAACACAAAAGGCACTAGATGACTTTAGAAAGTATGTAATACAACAAAGTAGAACTAACTTAACAAAGGGTAAGAAAAACAGTTCTAAGAAGTTGTATGATAGCATTAAAGGTGTTTCAAAAGTTAATCCTAACTCAATTAGTTTATACTTTGAGATGTTGGATTATGGAGAGTATCAGGATAAGGGAGTTAGTGGAAAGAAAAAGAGATTTAACACACCTTACAGTTATAAGGATAAGATGCCTCCAACTAAAGCACTAGATAAATGGATAGTAAGAAAGGGTATTGCACCAAGAGATAACGGTAAATTTAAGAATAGACAAGGTTTGAAATTCGCAATAGCTAAATCAATATTTAATAACGGCATTAAACCAAGTTTATTTTTTACTAAGCCATTTGAAAAAGCATTTAAGAACTTACCAAAAGAATTAATTGAAGCATACGGAATTGATGCTGTAAAGATATACACAGAAAAATTAAATAAGATATGACAAATATATTTGCAAAGAGTCCATTTATAATTGAGATTGACGAAAGTAACCAAGTTCAAACAAAAGTAGAGTTATATATTTGGAATAATGGTGCAAGTACACCAACAAGTCCTACATATACATTAAGCAAGTTAATACCAAGTTCAAATGTTACGGCTACTCAATACAATGTTAGTCCTTACATTTTAGAGTTTATTACATTTGATAGTTACAATAGTGGTGCATATGCAAGTACTCCAACAAATATTGCGAATAGTCCACGTGACCAACATGCAAACGTAACTATAAAGACTTATGCAGATACAGGTTCAGGTTATACTTTAGTAAGTGATACAGATTATTTGGCTTTTGCAGGTTACACATTTTACGAAAATGGAAGTAACTACGATTACGGAGATATACATTTAGATTCAGGTACTTATTACTATTATGACGATGGTCAAGGTGCTTTAGGTAACTTAGAATATACAAGAGCAGTTTCAAGTGTTAGAGTAATTGAAGATGCTTTATCTTTAACGGCATATTACACTAATTTAGATACAGCAGCAACTTATTCAGAAGCTATTTTAGCAGAGCCAAGTCAAGTACCTTTGATTTATAAAAACTATTACGGTGATAGTGTCAAACTAGAAATTAAAGATGCTTCATTAAATATTTTAGCAACTTATACAAGTATTCCTGTAACATCATGTAAATATACACCAGTTAAAATAGACTTTGTAAATAAGTTCGGTAACTTTCAAAGGTTTTGGTGTTTCGGTGCTTCTTACGATTATACAGATGTAGAAAGTAAAGAACATAAGATTTTGCAAAGTTCGATAACAGATTACAATACTGCTCAAGGTCAAATGAAAGAATACAACATCAAAGGCAAAAGCAGAATTAAAGTTAATACTGATTGGGTAGATGAATCATTTTCAAGTACAATTAAAGAATTAATGTTAAGTGAAAAGATTTTAGTAAATGGTTATCCTGCAAAGTTGAATACTAAGTCTATTGAAATGTACAAACACATTAATAAGAAGATGATTAATTACGAAATGGATTTTACATACAACTATAACTTAATTAACAGCGTTATATAATGAGAAGTGTACAAATATACATAGAAGTAGAAAGAGGATCTGATAATTATAGTGAATTAGAATTATTTGATGACGAAAATATAACGGTTAGTAGTTCAGTTCAAAACGTTCAGGATATAGGTAAAGTATTTACAGACTTTTCTCAAGGTTTCACAGTACCAGCCTCACCAAATAACAATGCTATATTTAAACACTTTTATGAAAATGCAGTTGATGTTGATTTAGCATTATACGATAATAGGCTAAGTAGAAACGCGTATATTGAAATAGATAGAACTTTATTTAGAGTAGGTATAATTGAACTAGAGAAAGTAAATATAACGAATGATTTAGTTGATAATTACTCTTTAACGTTTTACGGTAACATAACAACTTTAAAAGACTTATTGAGTGATGACTTATTAAGTGATCTAGATTTGTCTAATATAAGCAATCCTTATTCTTATGCAGATGTTAGAGATAGAGTGTTTGATTACGTTAGCGACTATGATGTACGTTATCCTTTGATTAGTTCGGATAGGCTTTGGAGTTATGGAGATTCAACTAGTACAGATATATCTATAAATGGTGGTGCAATTAATTACACAGAGTTATTTCCAGCAGTTAAAGTTTCTAAAATATTTGAAGCAATAGAGAATACTTATGGAGTTACTTTTTCAGGGTTGTTTTTAACAGATAAAAGATTCACTAATTTATTCTTATGGTGTAAGAATGCAGAATCTAAAAGTAATGTATTACAAAATGAATTACTTGATTTTTATAGTAAATCAGGTGATACTAATATATACACAATGGATTTAGCAACCGATACTATAAAGATTAGAGGTAATAATCTATTTACAGGATTAAGAAGATTACAGTTAAATTTAGGAGTTAATACATTATCAGATATTACAATACCTTACACTATTGAAGTGTATGATAAAGGTGTTTTAAAAAATACAATTACAAGAACAGGATACACTTCTTTTAATGTTTGGTCAGAATGGATTGATGCAACAGCTGAAAGAGATATTACATTAAGGGTTAGAGCAAATTCAACACTAGATATACAATTATCGTTAGATTATAAGTTGTATGATAATACAGTACCAACTCCAGTATTAATTGAGAGTGAGGGTGCAGATGCTTATGTAACTAATATTTCAAATTCAGTAGATTTAAGTGTTGTTATGCCACAAATGAAAGTAGCTGATTTTTTTACAGGTGTATTGAAGCAATTTAATTTAACAATTACACCAACTAGCACGTTAAGTTTTGAAATAGAGCCTTTAGAGTATTGGTATCAAAAAGGTGCAATAGTTGACATAACAAAGTATGTTGATACTGAAAACATAGATGTTAAAAAAGTACCTTTATATAAACGTTTGTCGTTTGAATATGAAACTTCGGAATCATTTACAAACAAAGAATTCTTAGCAACGAATAAACGTGAATACGGTAACTTAACAGATAGCTTTGAATATAAAGGTGACGAATTTACAATTAAAGTACCTTTTGAAAATATAAAGTTTGAAAAGTTTACAGGTCAGGATATGACAGTAGCTTATACGTTAAAAGAAAAGGATTACACGACTTATGTACTTAAGCCTATACTTTTGTATATGTACGAAAAAAGAACAACAGGTGCAACAGGTTTTAAAATGACAGACGGTATAGGAAACTATAATACTTCAACAACATTTATGCCTTTCGGTCAAGATGTTTTTTACAATGGTTTAGTTTACTCTTTAAATTTTGGTCAAGAAACATCACCACTAATAGAGCAAGAAATTCCAAACTCTTTATACGTTACTTACTATAAAAGCTATATTGATAATTTATTTAGTTACAAGAATAGATTAGTAACTGTAAAGACTATTTTACCAGTAGGAGTGTTGACTAACTTAAAACTAAATGATAGGTTAATTATAAGAGATAAACGATACACAATTAATAATATTACAAGTAACGTAACAAACGGTGAGGTTGTATTAGAGTTATTACATGATTTACGAGAAATAGCAAATAACAATCCACCTATTATACCAAATGGTGCAGCTACTATTTTTATGCCTGTATTAATACCTAACGGTGCATCACAAGTAAGCGTATCAACATCAACAACAGGTGTAACTTTTACAGGTGCTACGACATTTACAGCAGATAGTTTTGTAGAAATCAACTATCCTGATAATCCAAACATTCAAGACAATTTATCAACTGAAGATAGTTTAGAATTAGTTACAGAAAACAACTTTGAATTAGTAACAGAGGAAACAGATTTTTCAGTAATAGAAATAAACACAGAAACTACTTATATAAATGGAACAGTAGAAGCAGGACAAATTTTAATATACCAAGAACCATGATTAGAAATAT